TCTATTAGCTTTTGTTCTTCTGCTTTACCTTTACGTCCTGCACCTTCTCTTTTTCCTCCGTGTTCCATTTTGAAATAATTTGATTAAACAAGTTGTTATATAATAGAAATTACTCGTATTCATTTGGCAGCATTAGTCTTATACCTAGTTCAGTTATTGCCCATATTCTTATTTGGTTTGCATATATCTCAAAGGCTTTGCTATCCATTCTAGCTGTAGACTTAACTACTTGGATTCCTACATTCCTATCGTTTATCTCTATACTATTCCATTCACTAGAGAACTTAACCTTTAGTAAATCGTGTATCTCATCAGGGAAGTAGCCTAGTTCATTAGATAGTGTTTGTACGATACAACTCCAGTAATAGTTATTCTGCATATTGCTTCTTGTGTTTCTTTGTTTCTTAACGTCTACTAAATAGTCATTCCCTAATTCCTTTAAATAGTTTATCAGGGTTTGCTTATCTTTATCACACTTTATCACGAACTTCATTAGTCAAAGGATTCATTAACCCCCCTTTCGCCTACTAACTTTTCTTTTGCTCCTGCCCAAAGTTTATCTCTCCTCTTAGTTAGACTTGGTTCTGTTCTTTGAAGTGTTGGTATTCCTTCTGTTGGTTCGCTATCCATATACTTACCGCATAAGCACTCAGCTTCCTTTGCTACCCATTTCTTATCTCTTAAAACTATTGTAGCCTTAGATAGTTCTTTAGTCTTTCCACATTCGCAAGTGTATAGTGTCATAATATCTTTAATTGTTTTTCTTCTTTGCTTATTCTGTCTGTTGCTATATCAAAATAATTAGCGTCTTGTTCTATTCCTATAAAGTTTCTGCTTAAGTTTTTAGCTGCTACTCCTGTGCTTCCACTTCCCATTGTAAAATCTAAAACCGTTTCGTTTTTATTTGTGTAAGTATTTATTAAATATTCCATTAATGCAACGGGTTTTTGAGTTGGGTGTACAGTCCTACCTAATTCTTTTGGGTAATCCATTAATGTTAATGGATATTTATAAGTGTATGTTTTTTTTGTATGTGTTTTGTTATTGTTTTTTATTGGTATTGCTTCACTTGTTTTTACTCCTCCTTGCTTTATTGCTTTATCTCTCAATATCATTTGCGGGACGTAATATGGCATTTTACCTCCATTTGAAAAAATACTAACGCACTCAACACTTTTTAACGGCATTCTTTTAGCTTGAACAAAGTTACCACCAAACTTTTTATTCCAATACCAATCATACTTATAATTCTTAATATTACTCATTCTTAATGCACTACTAAAAGGCTCTGAGCCAAACAAAACTATTGCTCCATTAGGCTTTATAATCCTATTTAGTTGCTCCCACATTAAATCAAAGGGAATAACACTATCCCATTTACAAGCAGTAGTTCCATAAGGCGGGTCTGTTATAATTGCATCTACACTATTGTCAGCTATTGACTTCATTACTTCTAAGCAATCGCCAAGTCGTAAGTCAATCATCTCTTTAGCTTATCAAGTTCAAACTCTAAGTGATTAATTGCTTTCTGTATGCAGTCAATCGGTGTATCGTGTTTCCTTTCAGCTCTTAGCAGATAAGTAACAGCCGTTCCTACATTATAAGATAGTTCAAAGTTATCACAAACTTTCCTTGCTTCATATCCATTCTTTCCTTTATAGTAGTCAGGTACTCTATTGTCTTTAAGTCCTAACTCATCTTTAGTCAGTAACATCTTTGGGTTTACTTTATTATCTTTCATTGTTTTGTATTTCATCTATTAAGTCTGAGTCAGTTAGTGTTTCTAACTTTTCCATATTCCAAAATAACTTATTATTTGTTCTGTTCTTTATTCTTGTTTCTATTATGCTCATCATAATAACTACGAAAAAGAAGATTGCTGTAAAGATTCCGAGTACTGTAAATATAATCATTGTTTTATTGTTTTAGTTCTACTTTATATTGTTGGTTTTTTAGTTCTTTAATTTCAATATCTTTTAATATCAAAACAACAGTTAAGAAAATAACCATAACTGCTAATGTAACTTTTTCTATAATATCTATCATTGTTTTAGTTGAGCTGATTACTATTTCTATTCGGTTCATTGTCTTTTAAATTGATTAAAAAACTGGACTCATTATATGTATTTACATTCTTTATAATTGTTTTTACCTCTACTATATTTACTTACATATACTTTAGTTGTATTGGGGAGGTAACCACACCCCCCCTCTACTACTCAGGTCTGAAAAATTAAAGCCTTTGTAGGTCTTACCCTATATTTATTATTAATTATTTCCTGAGTATTCTTTATATATCTTTTTTATTCCATCAAAGCAAGCTGCTATACAACTTCCACAATTAGTACCACTTGAGTATGAAGTGTTATACAGAGTATTGTAAATCTCTATCATTTTCTTCTTTGCCGTTTGGTCTTTAGCCCTTCCTGTTTTTAAGTCCTCCCAAAGTAATACAATCTCTGCTATTATTTCTTCAGGTATATCTGTTCTAACTTCTACTTCTGTAGTCTTACTCCAATATTTCTGAGGACATTCTTGAGTTGCTATCCTTGCTTTTACTTTCATAAAACATAAGCACCTCTTACATTGTCCTGAAGGCTTAAAGTAATAAACGCAAGACTTACAAATGTTTATTCTATCTTCATATATTTCTTTAGGTACAAAAAATTTATTCATATTATTCTTAATTGTGCTGTATGATTATTAATTCTTTTCATAGCTGATTCAAAGTATTCTTTATCTAATTCACAAGCAGTTAAATCAAACTTTAAATTGTGGCAAGCTATTGCTATACTTCCCGAACCTAAATGCGTATCTAAAATTTTATCTCCCTCTTTTGCAAATTTCATTAAAACTCTTTCATAAAGTTGTAAGGGTTTTTGAGTAGGATGTATTTTCTTTTCTGCACTTGTATTACCTTCTAAGTTTCCATAATATCTATAATCTATTTGTACTGCATTTTTATCGAAAGAAGTCCAGGCTAATTCTCCATCTGCAAAGTTTGGTACTGGATTTCCTTTGTGCCAATAAATAAAACATCTTCCACCAAAACCCCAAATAAAAGGAAAATAATTACCACCCCAAATAATTTGATTTTTACTTACTCTGAAAAGTTCTGTAAAATATTCATCATTAGGAGCTGTATTCCATTCTTTCTCTTGCGATTCCATCCTAAAATTAAGTATAGATGTTTCTTTATTACCATACCCATAAGGAGGATCGACTATTGCTAAATCAAAATGGTTATCATCATACCTATCCATTAATTTCATATTACATTCGTTACTTATTTTCACTTAGCTTATTTTTTAATTCTGTTCTTACTTTGTCTATTGTCGTAAACAAACTGTTTCTACTTATTCCTGTCTTCTTTGCTAAACTATCTAGCGTGTTTCCTTCATAATAGTATAAAGTGAAAACTTTAGCATCATACCAAGAGAAGCTATCTAAGGCTTCATCTATCTTTTCAAGGCTAGTCCATTGATAACTATTAGTTATGTCGTTAGGCAAGTTGTAAAGGTGCTTAGAAGGTATTGTTTCTCCTGTTTCCATTTCATCATAAGTTACTGCACTTGTTAAACTATCTATGTGTGTGTAATACTTCTTGTATTTGTAATAGTAATTACTTCTTGGACTTGTTAATGCTCGTCTTAATGCTACTGCTCCATATCTTGTAATTCCATCTATTCCATCTTTCTCATAAATACTTCTAATTACATCAGGATTTGCTTGAAGAAAATATAACATTAATTCCTGCACAGCTTCATTCACTTCATTCTCATCAGGGTTAAGTCCGTAAGCCATAGTCCGAAACTTATCTGATAGCTTTGATATTTCTAAATAAATCTCAGTCATTAATTGGTTTTATTTTGTCAATCTTATCTACTGTATCCTGCGTTAATTCTTCAAGTACAAAACGATAAGCCCTTACTACTGCTGCATTGCTTCTTGTTTCTACTCCTGCAAAGAATCCGTTTGTTGCTACTGCTAAGTTAATCGGAATAATAGTTAGCCATTCCCAAAATAGATTTTCCCTTTCTCCTTCTCCGTATCCGTTATGATATTCTATTATAACTTCTAACACTTCTAAATAATTCTCGTATCTACTTTTGGTACTTACTTCCTTTGCAAACTCTTTACACATAGTGATATATGTTTCTATTATTACTCGGTGTTCATCATTTGCGTAAATCGGTTCTGTCATACGACAAAGATAATAAAAATGTTACTCAATTCCTTTTTCTTCTTTCAAGTTACTAACAAGGTTTTTGTAATAACTTATCTTTTCTTCATACTCAGCTCTTGAAATCTTTAAAGTAGTCCTTGCTAAGAACTCTAATTCCTCTGCTTTACCTTCACCATACTTAGCATCTAGTCTAAGCGAGAAAAGGTACTGCTCACCCCAAGCGTAAACATTACATTTGACGCATTGAACCTGACAATTTTCTTCATCAAATCTTGTTGATAGGTGTTTCCTAGATTGGAAGTGTCCGTTTTGCATTCCGTCTTTATAGTGGCGAACCACCCCACACGTATGGCACTGGCAATAACCGTATTCGTTAGCTTCTCTCATTCTTATGTAAATGCTGAAGATAGTATCTAACTCCTTTTTTAATTTACTAATTGTTTTTTTCATATCCTAAGTCTTTTCTCCATTTGTCTTGCAATATGCCTTTCCTTAAATTATACTTTTCCCCTCTGTATTTAGGTTCTTCTTCCTGAATCTTTGCCCTTGCTCTTTTAATGCTTGGAGCTGATGTTAGTTTACTACTAGCATAAACAACTAAGAACTGACTTACTTCAAAACCTTTTTTAATTAATTCTTCAGACCAAATATTAGAACATAGTCTATTGTCATCATCTCTCAGGCTTGGGTACTTATCTAAATAATACTTAACTTTATCTTTTGTATTCATTAATTATTTAATTTAGTATAATAAACTTTTTTTATCCCACTACTTATTGTTCTGTTTGCATAAACATAAGGTTGTTTAAATCCAAACATCATTTTGAAACTCCCTGTTTTTTCAGGATCGTACAGTTTTTCTTTTTTCATTTCTTTAGCATTTTTAATTG